TATGTTCTCTTAAAAAAGTATTTAAGTTTGTGATAATTTTTATGCCGAGTGTATCGGCTTTTTTACGTTTTGTACTACTTTTATCTTCTTCGTCAACTAAATAATCCGTAGTTTTTGTTACAGTTTCGCTGATACGAAATCCGTGTTCTGTTAGTTGCTTGTAGGCTTCGGCTTTGGTTTTATAAGAAGATAGTTTACCTGTAACGCATACTATAGGTCCGGCAGTATTTGCCACAGGTGTTTCACTGCGAAAAGAGAATGGTAAAAACTCTCTAATTTCTTTGAAATCCAGTTCTAGCCAGCCCAAGAGATTTTGAGTTACTTTATCTCCTAGTCCAGCCTGTTTACAAGTCTCTAGGTTAATTTCGTCTATATGACTAACTACACTGCTAATCTTAGTACTAGCAGTATTACCTACTAGTGGGATACTAAAACTTGCTAGTACTTGATTTAGAGGAGCACTACGACTTTTTTCAATTTCTGCTAAGAGCTTTTCTGCTACTTTTATACTGCCTAGTAGGTCGCTGATTTCATCAAGCTCTAAGTAGTATAATTCAGTAATATCTGCTAGCCCTAGTTTTTCAATAGTCTTTGCGCCCATACCCTTGATGTTCATAGTTTTGCAAAAGTGTTCTACACGTTTGCTTAATTGAGCATCACAAGCCTGGTTGCGACAAAACAACTGATCGTTAACCAGTTCTAGTTTATAGTTGCAACATGGACAATGTGTGGGTATTTCAATCTTCATGTGTATTAATTAACCTAAGATATTATTATACAGTATTAACCAGTGTATTACAAGCTAAAATTTTTGTTGCCTTGGCAGCAGAAATTTAGGCATTATAGCGTTTCCACCCTTTGTGCATATTCTTTCTTCCTTTTAAAAGCTCTGTTACTTTAGGCTGTAGTAAACCATGTTCTTTAGAAAAATTTGATATATGAACTACCTCATGAATCTCACCTGTAGGTGAAATTAATTTTGGATATTGAGTTCCTCTATAATACCGAATGGATTTAATATGTTTTAATTTGTCATATAACAACGGTTCTACTTCTTTTAACCAACCATGACTTTCTAACGCTGCTATATGTCGGATAGTATAAATAGATACTCCAGTTATATTTTCAATATCTCTCTTATTAAGCGTGGGATTTTCTTGTACTAATAATCTAAGAACAGAAATATATTGCTCATTTGAGTATTTTGATGTACCTACTTTTTCCCCAAAAAGAACTGGATTGCCTGCTTCACTTAAAGTATTGAAACCATTGTTAACAGAATCAAAGATTTCAATAGCTTCTTTTTCAGCATCGTTAAGCTCTTTGTAAGAACATTCTAAAATAATCATTAGCGTTGGCATGCCAAAATTATTATATCCGTTCTGGAGCTTAGGGGCTGCTGCTTGTCTACTAAAAGCACTTTTATGTTTTATAAATCTATCTTCTATATTAAGTGATTGACCTATATAAACCTTATCTGTATTTTCGAACTTTAATAAATAAATCCCGCAAGTCATAAAATTATACCTTAAAATTTATACTATATATTTATTATAGCATAATAGGTATAATTTGTCCAACTAAAATTTTTTATGCATCTACTTTATGTAGTATACAGGGTATTACTTCCCCGCTTCTTACAACTGCCACTGTATCGCCAATCTGTAAGTCTAGTGCTTCTATAAACCCAGGATTGTTGAGTGTGGCTCGGCTTACTAGAGCATCGCCGATTTTAACTGGCTCTAGAATAGCTGTTGGTGTTACTTTGCCAGTTTTGCCTACATTCCATTCTACGCCTAGTAATTTAGTTTCTACATGAGCAGCACGTTCTTTGCGAGCATATGCGCCGCGCGGATGCTTGCTAGTATAGCCCATTTGTTCAAACTGATGATTATTATTCAGTCTAACAACAATGCCATCACTAGGATAAATCTTGGCAAGTTCAGGTTCTAGTACAGTGTTAAACCCTAGTTGCTTAAGCACACGCATATCACCCGACCAGGTTGGATCTAGATTTGGTGTTATTTGATAGGCAAAGAACTCAATTGCTCTAGTTTTGAACTCATCCAAATCTTTTAAGTTTAAGCTGCCTGCTGCATAATTACGACTATTCTCCACATGTAGTGGAGCTACAATTTCACCAGTAACTTGTACAGTTATATTACCAAGATTAATTCTTAGTGGCACTAGGCTACCGTGCTCATACATTTTATCTGTGATAACTTGACCTTCTACACCATCACCACGAGTAAGTGCCTGCACTAGTACGCCGTCTACATATAACAGGCTAATAGCTGCACCGTCTAGTTTGATACTGGTGGTAACGTCTAGGCCTGCTAGTGGGTCAGCTTTGCCTTCATCTTCATAGAACTTTTGCAGGCTATACATGCGGTGCGTATGCTTGTCTTTTTTACCGTGTACAGCTGCACCAACTTTGTTATAGCCACAACCCTCTGCTAGCATATCAAACATGTAATCTGGAATAGTGGGCGTACCGGCATAGTAGGCCTCACTTGCTTTGTCTAATAGTTTATGTAATTTATTCATAAATAATATTATAGCAGTTTATGGTATATAGTTCAAGTTACTTTTTTACTATCTCGTCATAGAAGAACTTAATTACTTCTTCGCCTTCGGCCTTAGCACAAATGTCTAAGAGTCCGTATAGTAAGCTGTGTATGTTTTCTATACTAGCCGGTATACTAACGCCTTCTCTAGATGCTTGCCATTCGCCTTCATAGGTAAGAAAATACTTGCGTAATTGTATGTAAGTAACTTCTCTAAAATCATTTACTACTAGCTTAACTTGAAAACCTTTTTCTAGGTTTTCTTCGATTAAGCGTTCGTAGAGTATATTACTGTCCATTACTTACCACAAATTAGCATAATATCTGTAGCACTATATCGTTCCTTCATGCCTAGTTCAATGCAACTCTGCTTTTGTGCATAACTACCAGCCATAGGTGCTCCAATTATTAACACAAAAGCTATTACAAAGATTACTACTCCAATTGCACCTTCTTTAAAGGTATTGCTCATACCTGCACTCCAAGTTCACGGATTTGTTGTAAGCTGGCTAATTCATAGTGTGGTTGCCAGCAGTATTGACGCCATTTATCATCCATTAACCACATGTGGTAAATATGCCCATGTTTAGGGTCTAGTTTTTCACTATATATCTTAGCTAGTGAACCATATCTAGCACTCCACACTACTTCGCCTACTTCAAATTTGTCGCGAACAGCACCATCTGGAATTAGCTGTGGATTGAAATAGTTTTGACCTGGTATGCGAAGAGGTACACTATACTCGTCTAATACTTGCTTGATAATAGTTACACCACGATAGGTACTTTTAGTAATTGCATCAATAGTGCTACCAGTAAGATATTCTTGAATAATAAATATCTTTTCATCTTTAGTAACAGCCTTACCACGCAGCTTAGCTCGCTGCTCTGCTGTTCTACGCTGACGTTCTTTAAATTGCTCAATAATTGTAGCAAGTCTAGTAGTATTGTATGCCATGCCAAGAAACTGGCAACATTCCTTTTTAGTCCAAGCTTTAGTATCTTCAGGCGGAGTTTCTAGCATACGTATTACTTTTGCTAAATTAGCGTCTGTCATGCGTTGTTCTTCAAGCTCAGTTTTACGTTTTCTAGCCATAATTAAGTCTTAAAAAAAAAATTACCCATTATTAAAAAATTTGATATTGAAATTTTTTGGTTTATGGTGTATAATTAGATATTATTTGGAGATATTTATGATAACCTGTGGAATTTATTTATTAAATTTTAATAATTATTTGTCTGTATATATTGGACAATCTCAAGATATTGAAAGCAGATATAATAGACACATAAGAGATTTAAAAAATAATAGGCATTATAATTCAAAATTACAAAATGCTTATAGGCTATATGGTATACCATTTCTAGAAATTCTAGAAGTATGTTCTGCTGAGAATCTAACCGATAAAGAAATGAGTTGGATTGATGAATTTGATAGCTGTAAAACTGGCCTCAATATTAGAGATAGAGACGATAGTGCTTTGAGAGGCCCAAATGCAAATTCTGCAAAATATTCTAAACAGCAAATAGTAGATATATTTTTTCTATTAATTGAAAATAAACATTCTAGAGCAACAATTGCTGAAAAAACACAAGTACCTATTGGTAATATTAATTCTATAGCCAGGGGGGCTTCTCATTTATGGTTAAAGGAAAGCTATCCTGAGGAATACAAACTATTAGAGTCTCTAAAATACTCTACTATAGGTAAATCTAATTCAAAAGGAGCCCACAATAAATCGTGGCCTGCTTTAATTGATCCATTAGGCAACGTTTACTATAGTATAAATAATTTAAGCGAATTTTGTTCTACTAAAAATTTACCTTATGATCAATTTCACAGATTATGCAGTGGCAAAGCAAAATCTTGTCATGGCTGGAAAGTACAGAAGTAAAAGGCGGCACTAGGCCGCCAGAATTATGCTGCTTTTAATACACTGGCGAAGTAAACTGCTGCTTTGCCAGTAAGTTTGCCAAGAATATCTTCGTCAATTGGGCCGCCTTTAGCTTCAATTGCTGCTTTGAGTGCTGCGATCGAATCTTCTTTTGACACGCGTTTACTACCTTCACCTGACGCAGTTTTAGTTGTCTTAGCTGAACCGGCACTGGAGTCTTTCTTAACATATACTCCAGCCTGTACGAGCACCATGCGTACGCCGTTAGGTGACATTTCAATTTCTTCTGCAATGTCTTTGATGATTTCAGTTGAACTTTCAGGAGTTGGGCCTGCCTGCTCATACATTTCAATAACTTTAGCTTTGAGTTCATCTGTCCACTGTGATTGAGTTGCCATAATATGTGTCCTTAGTGTATATTTGGATTTTGTTTGGGGTTAAGTGTTTCTATCAAATCGCGTTCTAGTAGTTTGTGATACATTGCTTCGTTACTAGCAACTAACATATAAAGTATACTGCTAGGAACTAAACTGTCAGGTAATTCGTCTAAACTTTTGTTGTTTTCTACACATAATTGTTCTAGTTTAGTACGAAGTTGAATTCCGTGATTTACGGTTTCATGAATGTGTAGGCTGTCCCATATTCTAAATTTAGACATACTCTACTTGAACATCGGTCATACCTTCAGGTTTGAAACGCCTGTAGTTATGCTTGAGATCAAAGTCCTGCAACAGTTGCATAGTTTCTTCGTGTTGTCGGCGACGAAGTGCACCCATGCTTTCAGCGAACTTAGCAAATTCATTATTGTCTAAGCCGGTAACATCCCAGCCTTCAACAAATGTAGTTGGAGTAACAAGTTCGATAACTGCACGCTTACTAACATCACCACCTTGCTTAGTATACGTAAATTCAAGTAGTTTCACGGTTTGCCTTTCATCATCAACAGAAATAATATTATACAGTGTTAGGCATTACAAGTCAAATATAAAATTTTACTCTTGTTTTAAGATTTCCGACCTTAATGCCTTGCGAAAAAGCTGTCCTTTTTCCTCACTAAAAATTGGTATAAATAAGCTAGGAGCCACTAGTATACTAATACAAACATATGTAATACTACTAATAACAGGGCTACGAGTAAAGGTATTATCTATACCTAATCGCCTAGCTTCATGGACTATGGGTACATAAAAGAATAACCAACAACATATACCTGTAGTTATTGCAAATACTAGGTATAATGTTAACCAATCCATGCTTGGCGACCGTACCTGTCATGCGCACGCGCACCTAGTGTGAAGTCTACTCGACTGGTTTGATTAACCCTAGTGCCAGCTTTAGGCTTATTATAGCTGTTCAGTGCTTCTAGTTGAATCTTATGATTGCTGTTAAACATATCGCGATTAACAAATCCTGCAAAGTCTTTGAATAATTTAGCAATACGAACATTTCCAGGAGTCCATTGCGGATCTTTTGGTGTGCCGCGTCTATACTTAATTGCATTGGTTGCCTGTTGTGCTACTTTATCATTAGGGTGCTTTTTTAAGTGTTTAGCAAGTTTTCGTTTACGATTTGTTTCCCAAGTTTTATTACTTTTATAACGCGACCAATAATTTTGATCACTTTTACTACTAGTTTTGCCCTTGGCCATTTAAACCTCAATATAATTAATTAATGATTCCTCGGTATCCCACAACCAGTCTTGCAAGTCAATAGCACTATCAATGCCTTCAGGAACATGATCATAGTCTAAGAAATTTAGCATTGCATCTAGTGGATCAGTACCAAAGACGATTTCTAGATCAATGCCTGCATCCTGTGGATGCTGAAAAGCTACAACATATTGTTTATCTTGTTTCATAGTCCTTTCCTCTAATACAGAATAATAATTATAGCAAATTGTGTACAGCGTGTCAATATAATTTTTTTACAACAAAAAACCCAGCCTAAGCTGGGTCTAGTCGTTTTTGATGGTCTGCAAATTTATTACCATAAATATCTTCGCCATTAAAATATCTTCTACCATTTTGATTTGGTTTTAATCTGTCGGTTGTACTACGCTCCGTACCAAAATCTCTAGCACATTGTTGTTCTTGTGCAACTAGGTCGCTATCAAATAAATCGTAAGCATTTTGCAAAGTAACTTTATCTATAAAATGCCTTGGATAGGGCATAAAGAACCCTAGTGGATCGCCCTTCTTTATTTTTATAATTCTATTCTTTCTAGTTGCTTTTATATTAAATGTAAAATCACGTCTAAGATTATCTGTTTCTACTACAGCTGTAAGATAGCCAATACCGTCTACAAATATATTTGGTGGCGATCCTACATAAGTATTTATGCCCGGAGGTGTTCTTATAGAAAAGCCTAGTTGAATAGTTACTGTTCCCATACCAAAATGGCTAATTACACTTTGCGTAGAAAATAATCTATCTACAGTATCTTTAGCCGTTAAAAATTCTATGGTTAAGTTACCGGCATCTGTTCCACCATTCCATAATATATTAAAATCATATAAACTTTTTATTAGAAAGCCATATTGATTTCCTATTACTAATGGTAGGCAGTAGTAAGCATGTTTTACAAACCAATCGCGCTTAAATTTTCCGTGTAAAGGTTCTATAATATCTTCATATAATTCTGTGTACCCAGTTGCATTGGGTATTACAGCAATAGTGTTGTCTGGTACAATAATCATTTAAAAAAGCTAGTTAATGTGTATCTAGTATTACCTGCTACAGATTTTACACCGTGTAAATATTTTAGTGTGCCTGGGTGCACAGCTAACATACCTGGTTGCGGTTTAACGGTTATATTAAGATTTGGATAGTATAATTCACCGCCAGTAAAATTACTGTTAAGATATATTATTGCCCCAAATTTTCTCCACCAGTATATGTGTTGTTTACCGTTAGGCTCTTCAGCATCTGCATGTGGATGTAGCTCATATCCTGGAGGCCATCTAGTTATATCTAATAATTCGGGTTGTAAGCCACTATCTCCAATTATATCTATAACATTATAAAATGCGCTAGCTATTATATTTTTAATATTTATGGGCATACAATCGCTGTGCAGGCTTCTACCGCCCCAAAATGAGTTATCATATTTGCCAAATAAGTGCTCATTTTCTACGGCCCAAGTATATATTTCTTTAACGGTAACTGCGTCTATAAAATCAGGTATTATTAGTGGATACATATTATATTTATTTGGTGCCCCCTCAGGGAGTCGAACCCCGCACCAACAGATTATGAGTCTGCTGCTCTAACCAAGCATGAGCTAAAGGGGCTTAAGTGTACTGTGTTTCAAACCAACTTTTTTCTACGCTGCAAGCTGGACATAGGTAATCTTCTGGTAGTTCTGCAAACGGTACAGTACGATCTGGATCATTTTCATAAACATAGTCACATACAGGGCATACATGTATTTCGTTACTCATGTCTGAACTCCTGCTAGAACTTGCTTATACTGATTGGCATGTTTTTCTTCTACTTGCTTAAGTGCGGCAAAGACCTTTTCAGCCTTAGCTAATTTAGCCTTAAATTGTTGAGCGTGTTCGCTGCTCTCTAGGATTTGGTTTCTAAACTCGTTGAGTGCAACTGTATCCATTTCAGCTCTAGCAATCGACTCAAACTGTGGATACATTTCTGTATACTCGTAGGTTTCACCTTCAATAGCCAGCTTAAGACACTCAACTACACTAGGCTCACCAATTAACAGTTTAAGGTGTCCCCAAGCGTGTAAGATTTCTTGATCTGCTGTGTGTTCAAAATGATCTGCTACATCTGGAAAGCCAGCTTGTCTGCACAGTTTAGCAAAATATCGGTACTTGATATGCGCCATGCTTTCACCAGCTAGGGCACTCTCTAAATTTTTAAGTGTTACACTCATAGTTGTCCTTGTGTTGTGTGGAGCGGCAAATCGGTCTTGAACCGACAACATCCTGCTTGGAAGGCAGGTGCTCTACCAATTGAGCTATTGCCGCGTGGAGCGGGTGATGGGACTCGAACCCACGACATCAACCTTGGCAAGGTTGCACTCTACCAGCTGAGTTACGCCCGCACTCTAATTAAATCTACCTTTATAAAATCATGTTTGTCTAAGTACCATCGAAGATACAGTTTAGGGTCAGTTAACTTGATGTACTCTAGCTTATCAATCTGCCCAGTTTTCGTCGTCTTCGGTTTCTTCACTTTTGTCGTCTGCATAGTCGCTCATTACTACAAGACTAACACCAGTATGACTGGCTAGCTCTTCAACTAGAGCTGCGATCTTGTGTAGGAGATCAACATGATCGTAGTGATCATCCCCATCACACTCAAAACTAACACTTAATCCTGCATGTTTAAACTCTAGTTCCATTTTTATCCTTTGGTTGTGTTGTGTGGCGGTTGTTGGCTAATAAGGTCAACCGCCTAAACCCCAGCCTAGCTTATGCTGCTAAGGCAAATACCTCATCGTTGGCATTTATTTTGTTTGCGTCTCTGGCCAGCTAGTGCTAACCCTACGGCTTCTGCATTGCCGAGTTGTCTGCCACAATACTCTTTACCCCGTCGAAACCATATCTGGCCCATCAGAAGTATACTGCACTAGCCAGTTGAATACAGCTGACCAGTCTTCCTTATCAGTGAAGTGCAATATACTTCTGGTGGACCAGGCGGGAGTCGAACCCGCGTCCGCAGTACTTTTCTATTAGCTTCATACAACTATAACTTGGTGCTGAATGTCGGATTTGAACTGACGACCTACCGCTTACAAGGCGGTTGCTCTACCACTGAGCTAATTCAGCAATAATGTAATAACCCGTATAGCCTAGTACAAACACTAAACTAACGGCTTCTAATACGGTAAATGGTTGATTGTTGTAAAAATTAACTAATGATCTTTTGATGTTGGCAAAGTTCTTCAAAACAGTCCCACAATTTATTAAATTTTACTTCATAAATAGTTTCTAGGCCAAGTAAATAATTTTCAAGTTGATCTTGGGTTGGTTTACCGTCCGAAATAAGTTCACGTAGGTGTTTAATCTCAGTAGTAATTTCCCAGTTTTTAAGTATTAATTGCTCTAGGTCAAATCGATCGTATTTCATCTGTTTAGTATAAATTTTAGTCTGTCAGCTGCATAACTTGCAGCAAAAGCGTCTGGTTTAATCATTGCCTCAACACTACAAGTACCACGAATATATCCTATGGCTTGTTGCACTACCTGATTACTGGCAAAACACTCCTGCGGATTAAGGTCTAGGTGTATTTCTACATGTCTGTCCTCTATTACATCCTTAAGTTCTAAGAATATTTCACTAACCTTATAAACCTCAGTCATCAATCTAATACTAGGCCTATTTCGTTTTTGATCGTAATCTCGCTCACGAACGTGATAGCCAAATATTTTACAACCATGTTTACCGTCAATGTGAACTACAATAGCCACAGTATAGTCAGCCCACCAAACTTTGTCTAGTCTAGTACGCTCACTGTCTGCACCTAAGTAGATTTTACTTTCTTGGCTACTTTGACGTATATAGTCTTTTACTTCGTTTATATCAAATTGTTTCACTTTAGCTCCTGGCTCCCCAGCGTGGGATTGAACCACGGACCAACAGATTAACAGTCTGCTGCTCTACCGCTGAGCTACTAGGGAATTAATAATGCTCTAGTATGGCTGCTATGTACATAGCGGCCATAGTGGAAAATTATTTGTGTGTTATTTCGC